CCTTGACTGTAACTAGGGTCGTCAGTAATAAATGCTGGTATACCTTCAATAGGAGCAACAGCACTAGGTGTACTGTTATGACACACTAATGCCCAACAATTAATCAAATCTTGTTTAATATCAACTTCTTGAGGGCTTAGTGTTGCATTATACTTTTTTAACATTGGTGCGTACCTAGGAAATGCCTTCCAATCTCCAGGGTGCCATCTTAGTTTAATTGGTCTATCTGTATATGTTCTAATTTTAGAAAATGTTGACTGTAACCATGTTTCTAAATTAACTCCTCGCATACTCCAGCCTAACGGACGCTGTAGAGTTATTAAAATGTGAGAACCAGTAGTTCTCCAAGGCTTAAGATCCATGTTATAATCTCTACGCATGTTAGCCCAGTTTTCCTCTCCTGGGCTATCATTGCAATAGATACCAGTAGCAGGAAACACACCGTTAAAACTATATCGTAAGTATCTATGAGGATTTGATCGATCTTTGTAGATAAACACATTACTGTCGATAGATAGCCAGTGTTTGTTTAATCTGCTCTGTGTGTCCATTACCATTTTTCTAACTTTGTAATGGGACAGAATTATTTTTGACGGATTTGAATCAAATGCATTACCTATAATTGCGCCAACATCACAAGGTTCGTATATTTGAGATTTAGTAACACTAGCTAGGTCTCCGCACTTGGCGGCACCTTCTGCAAAATAAGTTAGAGCGTTAATTTTTTCTTCGCCGTTAATATGGACAGGAAGACTACTTAGATAACTTTTAATAACTAATTGTCGTTCGTTGTTCATTTTCTAGTACCATTTTCCATGCTACTCCAGTTAACATTTCTGTTAGATTAAATTGTCCGTATGCTAATGAACTTAACCACTTATGCACAAAATCATCGTCAGGATAATAAGGCTTTTCTATTCTAGATAGATCTCGTAAACATACTGGGTCTGCAGCAGTTGGCGCAAGTGCAAATGCTGGTAGTCCGTAGGCAACTGCTTCTGCAGCCGCAATACTATTGTAAGTAACTACTGCATACACGTCTTCGTCAAATGCTTCATATATAGTTTTAACTGATATACGTTCTTTTCGATCACCTTTTTCTCTTATTATTATTTCTCGGTCTGTGTATCTTTTAAGAGTTTCTACAGTATCTTTAATCCATTGATCTTTGTTAATGCCGTAATACTCGCAGGGCTTTTCACTAGGAGCTACTATTAAGATTTTACTTCCATTTTTCTTCCAACCTTTGCGAGCAAGACGTGTATCAAACTTTTGTAATACTTGTAATCTATCATCGGGTACATCTAATACTTTAGTATGTTGCATGGAATTTTTTACAATACGATGCCAAATTTTTCTAGCATCAGGATTACCTTCACAAATGTAATTTCCAAAATATCCAGTTTCTATAAAATAAAAATCTTGGCCTGCACTTTTAACATTATCAATGATACTACCTGCAGCTATACCTCTAACTAGTATTGGGTCAGTAAGTTCGGCTTTCTTTGCTCTAAATTCTTTATATGATTCTATTCTGCTATCCGGAAAAGAAATCAAAGTCATGGCAGCAAAGTCAGAAAATTTAATTAATCTATGTAGATGCGATATATTTTCTTTAAGGGTTCTACGAGTAGTGTCTAATACTGTATCTATACTAGTAGATTTTTCAGCTGTGCCTTGTGCTATTTCGAGAGCCTTGGTTTCAAGATTGTTTACTAATTCTTGTTTTATTTCTTCTACACGATAATAAAATGCTAGAGCAGCTTCGGCATTGGCTCTAACATCTTTTACATAATTTCCAGTGTTAAAAGTTGAGTGAGGATTTTCTTTAGCTAGTACGATCGGTAAAATCATTTAGTGTCTCGTTGTTTGCAATAGTCAGTTAAAATACGTTCTTTGTGCCATTCATCAGCCATAGGAGTATCAGCAAATTCGTGGAAGCAAGGGGTTCCTAGCGTATAGTGTAACAGTTTAGCATTGTCGTTTGGTCCGTATTCGTCTGGAAGCCAATTCCATTCTTTAGGCAACTCTCCTATTCGATTGTCGTCAATCCATGTAAATCTATGAAGCTCTGCGCCAGTAGATTTTTCAATAAAATTGGGAGTTAGTTTACGATTAGGAAAACTTCCGCAGTTCCATAGTATAACGCTAGACCAATTTTTACGGGGATAGTCTTCGTTTTTAGAACCTAGATACTTTATCGGCATCTTTGTTTTATAATCATGTTTAACTACCATGACATCCATGTAGGAATTTCTTAGTTCCCACAAGTTGGTAATATCATCTCGAACTATCATATCGCCGTCAATAAAAATAGCCCAGTCATTGAATTCCATTAAATATGGAACTAGGAATCTACTATAGATAAATTGATTACTACCGTCAGTATGAGTTTCGGTATAATCTTTAAATAGATTAAGAGCTAGGGGAATAATTGATACAGGCCTTGATGCATGTCTAATAATACTATTAGCACATGTGTGATACGCAATTGCTTCGCGAGGATCGTATCCAATAAAAATAGGAATAGCTTTCATCAAGTATTTAACTAGATAAAAGCTACAGTTAATTAAAGTGTGGCGTCTTCCATGCCAGCGACCCTAAGTTTAACAATGTTAGTTAACTGCCATTGTTTCTGATCAAGTGCCTTAGTAATGCCAAGCCACTTGTTACGTAGCAGGGCAAACTCATTGATAATTTTCTCAAAATCAACCACATCGGACTCACCGTCAACAAACTTTTCACAGTCCCTTGACGATAAAGCCCTTTGATAGTTTTCTAGGTATTTCCGAAAATGTTGACTTTTAAGTCGACGTAACTCAATATTCAAATATTCCAAAATTGCTTCAATTTCTTGTAGCTGACCAAATCGTTCTTCCACGATGCCGGGCATCCTGGCAGCGGCTTTTTCGATGTTCCCCGCTATGCGAGCATCTGTCTTTGCTGCCTGCAATTCAAGCTCATAGTGTGCCACAGCATCAGGAATATACGAAATGTCTTTTGAAACTTTTGTGTACCAAGTCATTCGTCGTCTTCTTCGTGATCCCAGTTATCTTCTTCGTCTTCCGCTTCTTCATCGGAAGTTTCGTCGAGATAATATTCGATGGCTGCATCTAACGTGTTGTCAACACCAGTTGCTGACTCTAAGATCTTATCACCAATTCCGTGATCTGCTAATAGGTCAACGTAACGTTCAGATACTGCTTCTAGAAGTTTTTTATCAATATATTCTTTAAACAGCATCCAGATATCAGCAATTTGATTTTCGTTCATTCTATAATTTCTCCAGTTTCTTCATCAATGGCAAGTTGTACTGTAGGAACTGGGCGAACATTATTAAATTCAAGCATGACTTTATCAAGACATCCATCTTCATTACGTTCCCATTCCTTACGATACAATTTAATCTCTGTACCATCTGTAGAAACGTATTTAAGTCTGTTGCCATCTTTTGTAAGAAAACCTTTTGCCTCACACAGGTCAGTAAGACCACTGTATGGACTCATACCTGTAGCATAAGGAATCTCAACTTGTACTGACTCAAATGGCTTGGCATAGCGTGTTTTCATAATCTTACAGGCTGCACGGATACCGTTAACAGTTGTAGTCTTATTGCCATCTGCGTCTGTTTTCAATTTCAGTTTACGCATGGCAATAACAATAGAGCTAGCATAGATGAAACCTTGTCCACCTGAAATCTTGTCGTCTGGATCGAACATGTCTTGACTAGCATAGGTGTGATTAGTACAAACTAATCCAACATTGTAGCTACCAAACATGTTTACGCAGTTACGAACAAGACTTGTAAGTGCTTTAGGCTTACGACCCATATCACCTTTCATTTCGCCTGCTTCGAACTGATTAACGTCAGTTGGTGTCAATAACATACCTAATGAGTCAATGACAAACAATACTTTAGGACGAGTTGCTTCATCCATTGTTTTATACTCTTTCATGAATTCACTAATGGTCTTAGCCACGTCGTCAATCATAGCCATGTTAAGTTTTAACAATTTTTGTTCGCTAGTATCAACGCCTAATGCATGGAGCCATTTCTCATCAAGAGCATTTTCACTGTCAACTAACACTACATAAATGCCCTGTTGTTGTGCGGCTTTGATAAGATTGCCAGAACAGATATAACTTTTACCTGCTCCTGATTCGCCTGCAAGTACTGTGACTTTGCCAAGCGGCACGCCTTTGTTAAAGTCTGAACTAATCAAATAGTTTAGAGCATAATTGCCTGTTGAGATCCAATCTGTAGGATCATTAAAGCCAACACCTAAGCCGTCGATAGACTTAGTTAATGTTTTACGGAATTTAGATAAGTCAAATGCTTTTGTTGCCATGATTAATTATCCAAGTCCATTGCGACCCACTCTTTGATCACTGCAATAAGTTCTTCTTCTGTATTGCACATGACCTTAGCGGTCTTCCATTCTTCTTTCTTATCGCGACCACTGACTTCTATCATGAAGCCGTTGTCATAACGATTAAGACTGATATTTTCATTTACTTTTGCGAGTTTGTTTAGTTTAGCCATAGTTATTCTCCTAATAGTGGCGAGAAGTACAGGGCGCAAACCCTGTACTTACTCTAACGCTTACTGCTTATTACGATTGCGAATCATAGCAAGAATGTCTTCTGCACGACCGCCGCCTGCGGCAGCTGGTGCTGATTCTTGCTTAGGTGCTGAGAATGATTTCTCTGCTGTAGCAACTTCGTCTTCCCAAGGTGCAACATCTTCTGCTACTGGAGCAGGTGCTGCCTTAGCGACTGGTGCCGCTGCCTTTGGTGCAGAGTTAGGATCGCCTGTGGCTTGTCCCATACCTGCTGGTTTGAAGTATTGACCCCAACGATCCATGTCAAAAGCTTCGCCATCAACAGATGCTTCAAACATCTCTTTGATAACTTTTACTTCAACATCAGTTGGTTTCTTAGGCAAGTAATCTTTAAGATTAAACAAGCCATGTGTTTCCAAGTTAGCAGTTTCTGCCGCATCCAAAGGACGAGTACGACGGCTCCACTTGCTAGTAGAGTAGTCAGCATAACCACCTTTTGAAGTCTTGATCAACTTAAAGTCAACGCCGTTGACTGGGTCAGTTGGCAAGTCATCCATTTCTGGGTCAAGCAATGCACCACGGATCAATTGGAAGATCTGTGGGCCGATAATGAATCGACGGTTTGCATTTTCCGGACGATTTTCTTCTTTAAGGCCGTCTTCAACAACGTATCCTTGAAAGATGTAACTACGTTTCTTCCAATACTTACGACCCATATCTTCTAATGCCGGGTCTTTAAACCAGCCACGCACTTCTGCAAGTATTGGGCATGTCTCGCCGTACATTTCCATACAAGGAACATTGACAGTCACTGGTTTACTGTCAGTAGAACCCTTTACTCCGGCGAATGGCAGTTTAATCATTGCCCTCTCGACCCAGAAAAATGTATTGTCAGGATTTCCGTCAGGTAAAAAACGGACTGTTGATTCGGAACCTTCTTTTAAGTTCCAGAAAGGGTAAATGGAATTATCTCCACCGGTACGTTCACCGCCACCTTTCGAATTACCTTCTTGCTCTTTGAGCTTTGCTCTGATTTCAGCTAATGATGCCATGATTATCTCCTATTGTTAGCCTAAGTTTGTTTTGCATTTCTGCTAGTTTTGCCTATATCTACTTTACACCATTGTAAAGTAAAAAAGTGCATATATGTTATTATACGCACTTTTATTTATCATTGCAAGAGATATCTTGCTTAATTATGAGTAATTACGCCAAACCGGCTAATTGTCTTAAACGTTTTGATTCGTATATTTGTGATAGTTCGCTGATAACCTTTTCAGCCATCGGTCTTGCTTGATCGCCAAATTCTTTTTCAACAGCAATCAATACACCAGTTTCGCCTTTTGGAAATGCACCAGTAGTGTCGTCATACATTGATTTGATAAACTCAACAATTTCGTTTTGCTTACCGTTGCTTTCAAAAAATTCTTCAACGTCCATACCAGCTTTACCAATAGCTTCGCCCAGTGACATTTCTCCAAATCCAAAATTAACCACAGTCTCAGCAGTTGCGCCAGCTTTCTTTGCTTTGGCAATGGCAGCGGCCATGCCTTTCTTGGCAGCATGACGAGCAGGATTCTTAACAACATTACCAAATTGGTCTTTGTTGTCTCCTGGCTTTTTGTAAGGGCCGTCAAACGGTGGATCTTCTTTTTCTTTTTCTTCTGCTACTTCTTCGTCAGCCTCTTTAACTAAGTCATTAATGTATGCTTCGTAATCGTTAATTTCTGCAATTTCTGTTTCAAAAGATTCCGGGGTAGGAATGTCTAGTGTAGTAAGTAGGTCTTGCGGTGTTAGCTCTACAACTGGAGAAATTTCTTCACCTACTAGTTTATAAATGTACGGAAATACATTTTTCAACTCTTCATTAAAACTACGAATAGTTAAACGATCAATCCAGTCATTAACTACATCTTCTGGAATAACTTGTTCTTCGTTATTAGTAAATGATTCTGCAAAAGTTTTGTAATAGTTAGGATTTTGTAAACTGTGTATTTCTTTTTTAACTTGGTCGATACGTTCAAATACTTTATCGTTAATAGCACCCATTGCCTCACTAACAATTGGGTTACGGTTTACATAGCCTTTGAACATGCGTAGTTTGTTTAATTCTTCACTTAAACCGATAATATGTTGTCCAATATTATCGTAACTATTTCCGCCATGTGCAACGTGAGTAGCTAATGCGCGAGCTCCATTTAAATGCTTGTACGGATATTTAAAACGCTCACCGTCTGCATTTTCTACATAAATGCTTTCAATGTGCAGTGTACGACCTGCTGGCAAATTGTAATTAACAGGTTTAGAATGTCTTACAATCAGTTTGGCTTCGCCCATTTCTTGGAAACTAGTTTTACTTGTTCCCCATAATTTACTTTCCGTCATGCTGCCGTCTCCGTTAGTCTTGGCTAAAATTTTGTGATCTCTCTTATCAAGATTGCTCTTTGTAATATCTCTAGTATTAAACTTCATCATTCGTTGGAGAGAAAATTCTCTCAGTTCTCTTAAAAAATTAAACCATTGTTTCTTTGTACCGGGTCTTGCGTTATCAACTATGCCGTTACTATACAAGATTACCATACCTTCTTTTTCAGAAATGTTTACAGTAATATTACCTAAATTAATTCCGTTTTTTTCGTAATCAAAATCAAACGATCGTGCATTGCCGATAGTATTATCGTCATCTGCACTTATAGGATCACCTGCTTCGTCTTTAAGATCAATCGAAGGGAATTGTGTTCGAATTTTTCCGAACAGTTCTTCGGCAATATTATTAAGATTCATATTCATAACACTATTTAGCTTAGATTAGACGAAATGTATATAGGCATAGGCAGTTCGTAGTCTTCGTCTTCTAGGCCATCATTACTACTAAAACTATCAAAAACTCTAGAATCCCAATCTGCTAGCACTTGGCTCATACGTATGATTAGCAGTAGCGCACTAACTAAGTCGTCTTCTTCGCCTACTTTTGCTTTAAAACTAACACCTGTAGCAATAAACGCCTTAAGTTCTGATATCAAGGGTTTGCTATTAATCTTCATTTTGTTAGATTCAATTAGATATTTTAAGCGAGCGGCAGCTGAAATTTTAGTCTTGTGTGTAGTATTAAATCCTTTGCGAAACTTACGCACATGTCCTTTACGTATAGGCTCGCTGACAAATAATCCTGGGAACTGCTCTTCACCTATGTCTCTAATACAGACTAATCCCGCCTCACCGACTGTATTGTTTTCAATTGACCAGTAAATATTTCCAACATTTTCTTCGCCAATTTGATCTTTAAGGTATGTTAGTATTTCTTTTAAAATTCTAATTTGTCCTTGTATCGGAGTTAAGTTATGATGCCACTCTGCTACTTGTATAAAAGTAGGTAATTCAAAAACTTGTATAGCAGCACTATTACCGCCGGTCCCTAACGCAGGATCTAAGGATATTGCGTATATCATATCTTTTTTGGGCGGTTGATACCACCGTGTTTGACCCATGTTCATGATGGGCTGTCGCCCATCCATGCCCGCAAGATGTATACTGTTAATTAATGTTTCGTCATAGACTAAGAACTCACAATTATATTCACGACGGAAACGTTCTTCACCAATACGGCCACGCTCTGTTGTTGCCCATGCTTCGTCACGATCTGGGTGCTCGCTCCACACACAGGTAAACGGAAAGAAACCGTTAACGCCAATTAGTTGTTCGTTGCCAAACTCGTCAAACTTCTTGTTGGCTTCTTTCCATATGATAGCAAATGTATCTTCGTCACTGTTAGGTGTTGAAGTTAGAATTGCTCGACCACCAGTTGCTAGTGTCGGGGAAATTGAAGTCCAAAACTCGTCGGCGATATTTGGAGGCACAAAAGCAAACTCGTCACAATATAGTAGGGAAATAGACATACCACGACCTGTGTTGCCAGTAGTAGTTGTAGAGACAATACGTGATCCATTATCAAATTCAATACTCCCTTTGTTGTAGTTAACGACGCCTGAACGTATATGATCAGGACACAACTCATAAGCATATCTTATACGTTGCATAATTTCCTGAGAGCCTGTAAACTTGTGCGCTGAAATTAAAATTGTTTGGTCCGGATGAAACATTGCAAACCATAGTAAATATCCGGCAGCGCAGGTAGTTTTACCCATCTGGCGCGGCAACATGTTTACATTAAACCTGTGATTATGATATGCATCTAATAGTCTTGTTTGAAATTCAAATGGTGCAAACAACATTTTACCTTTAACTGGATGCTGAATGTAAAAATAGTTTTTGCAGAAATAATGATATCCAGTACTAGGGTCTGAACATGCGAGTAAATCTTCAATGTGTCGCTCAGTGAAGGTTTCTCGGGTGTGCGCCTTTTTGGTTAAGACGCCGTCTAGTGATTTTGTTGCCATGATTGTATTTACAATAAAAAAGCGACCCTATGGGTCGCTTTGAGTGGAACTAAATCTAATTAACTGTTAAGCATTTTGCTTAATGCAACAATTTCATTTGATTCTTTCATTGGAAATTCTTTTTCAGCAGTTGTTGGTGCTGAACTGAAAGTGTCACGAGAAGCTTGATAGCTAACAGGTTCTGCTGGCTTACCAGTGACTGCACCTTTGATAGCGTTCTTTCCTTTTTCTATCCATTGGGCTATTGACAAATTGTTGTTATCCCTATTATAACGTTGTACAAAATTATATTGATCTTGTCTCTTATAAGAGACTCCGAGAGAATTCCATCGCATAAAGTCTTCGTCACCAAGTTTTGGTCCCGGGTTAGTTTGTATATACTTGTTGTACATGATATAATCGGCTGGTTTCATTGTTTTGATAACAGCCTCTACTTCTGGAGGTCTAGTGGGTAAATTATTAAATTCAAGGTTGTGTGGTTGATACAATTTAACATCGAACTCATCTAGCTGTTCACCACTACTTTCTCTTAATTTAACTTCTTGGTAAAGATTGCTAAGTTTTGATTTTAATGTTTCCATGGCTAGCGGATTATCAGCATTTTGATAACCATGTGGGTGCATAGTTTGTTGAGTACCAAATCCGCCTGATATATCTTTAGTCATATAGTCAGTATCTTTGTATTCTGGATTAGGTTCAGTAGTAGCGTTTGAAAATTCTCCATCGATTGAGTCGCCAACAATTACGTCTTTCTTGCCCGATGACGGAGAATCCATTTGACCAATTAAGTCTCCTAGATCGTCACCTTCAGAGTCATCACTGTTTTCAATATTTCTTAAAATATCTAATAGATCTTTAATACCGCCTGCTCCCGAACCGTTCATGCTAAGATTCATACTAACATTGTCAGGTTGCTTAGAAGCCATACTAGGCATGTCCATGCCGCACTCTTCAACGTCGTCTTCTTTTACTTGAAAAGTTTTTCCGTCAACATCAAATTCATCTTGGCCAGCATCTTTAGCAGCATCAAGTGCGCCGCTGAAAGCGTTACCTTCATTTGGTTCTTCGTTTACTGGACGATCTAATGCTTCAATGCGTCTATATAATTCTTGAAAGTTCATTTGGTTGTTCCTTTGCCGATCTCGGGCAGTTTGTTTTGTCTACTGCCTATGGGACTCATAGATTTTTGATCTTCAGTAGTTTGAATATTTTGTTTACCTTTAGATGTTTTTCCTAAAAGTTGATCATTTACACCTTTGTATTGTGTTGGGCCTGATTCTTTAGACAGTTTAGCTAGGTCTTTTAATAGACTGCTAATTCTCTTTTGTCCTACTTCGCCTTGATTGTTAGATTTTTCGTAGTCTTGATTTAACAATGCTTCTTTCTTTTTATCTTCAAAGTGTTCAGCATTTATCTCGCTTTCTGCTTCTTCTGCAGGACTACGTACACGAATGCGTGTTTCGTTAACGCCTGTTTCAGCAGCAAGATAATTTCTCAATACCGCGCTAGTAGTTGGATAGTTTAATTCTGCTTCCCAAATAGTAACTTGACTGTTTTCAACGTCCGGAAAGTCTAATAGTTTAGGCTGTATTGGTGTAGTTTTAACTTTGCTAAATTTACTAACATCAAACTTGTTAAGAGCAGACTTCATACAATCCTCACAATTTTCCGGAAGATCTCCTGCAACTTTAATTTTGAAAGCGTACTTCTTTTCTTCAAAATTTTCTACGATATATTCTTTTAATGATTTCATATTTGAATCCTATTAATGTATTTATTTCATACTCTTCAGTTTTTCCAACAGGCTATTGCGGTCAGAAACAATAACTCCAGATCCTGTAACATCTACACCACCGGATTCATCACCTGCATCTTGATCAAGTTTTTGCTTTTTAAGCTGTAACTCAATCATCTTTAATTTTTTATCAATTTTAGCTGCTTTAGCATCAATGGCATTTTTAAGCATGCCGCCAGCAACTTCAAAAATACGTCCTGAATAACGTGCTTCAACATTCATACCTAGATCCATTAGGTCGTCGTAAGCATCAGTTGCTCGTTGTGCTAGGGCATCAAACTCTGCATCAGCAGCATCTCCTAATCCCTTTACCTGCGGCAAGCTAGCGGCAATTTTGTCAAACTCTGACATATCACGAAGAAAAGGCTGTGCGGCTTCAACTGCAGTTTCTTTTTCTGCTTTCTTAATAGTTTTTTTGCTTTCGGGCAAATTTAAAATCTCTTCGAGTTTTTTCATACTAATACTTATCTTTTTCCGCCTTGGTGAAACAAGTCTTGTTCGTTTAATACTCTAAACTTTATACCTTGATGTTTACACCAAGCTGTTGCGGCACGCCATTTGGCCATATTACGTGCATATTGTATTTGATTGTTTTTGTTCTTTCCCACTTTTTCAAACACTGTTTGATTTTGAGGTTTGACTTCGATTAATTCAACTTGCATACTATTGTTTTTATCTACATACTGTATAAAAAAATCAGGTACATAAATTGTTTGTTTTCCTGTAATAGGACAACGATACGGTATGCTAATAGCTTCGCTGGCCCATTTTTGTATAGCAGGGTTATTGTCGCAAAACTTCATAAAGTGCCATTCCCAGCTACTGCGATATGTAGGCGTTTTTTTACCTATATATTTTTCTGGATTAGCAATTGCATATTTTCCCTGGGCAAAACGACTCATGCTTTAATATTTCTAGAATCAAAAGTTACTGTTTCTATAACTTCTTTATAGCCTAATACACTGGTCCTTTCTCTGTATAAGTTAAAGATTTCTGTGATGACATTGCTTAACTCAAGATCAGTGGTACCTTTAAGCGTATCTAATAATGTAAACACTTCAATGTTGTCAACCCTTGACTGATTTAACAAAACTGTAGAAAGGCTTTTTGCAGCTACATCATCAAATCCTCTTTTTAAGAAAAATCCATTAACTGCATCAATTTGTGCTGCAGGAAAACTAACTTTGTGTGTAAAATATTTGTTAAAAAATTCCCTAACTTCTGCAGAGCTGTCTAATGAATCTGCAGGGGGTAAATTTAATTTAGTAGTTGTGGCCATTTATATTAACCTTTCAATTTAGAAGGGCTTGCTTTCTGTACATTGGATTGATCATTAACTGGAAATGTACTATTGTATATCCCTTGAGGTCTGGATATGCCAGTAGTTGCTATATTTCTTATTTCTCCGCCGATACTAGATGCTGTTAGATTTTTAGCATTTTGATAAGTGTTTATAGCTTTAACTGAATTTGTTACAGTGTTTAACAAACTAAAGTCGCCATTATTGTCAGTAAACAATGATCCTCTTGCAAAGCTTCCCAGCAGATCTGCGGCGCCGGAAAACACTCCCCTTGGGCCAAATAATTGACCTTTGCCTTGGCCGTATACGCCTATAGGACTTGGAGTAGTATCGTAATGTTCTAGACCAAATCCTGGAGGCTCTCCAGGATATATAGGTTTTTCATCATAGGTTACTGCCTCATAGGCTAACTGCATAGTATGTTCTGCAAGGCCGCCGTCTGCGGAACTTAACGCATCGTGATTCCATGAAGTAATTTTAGGATTGATTAGGGTATATGCAGAATAAAACTTTTGATTTAATTGATACATAGTCACTGATGTAAAAAACGGAATACCACTATTAGTATTATTTAGACCGTACTTTAATCCTAAGTTCATCTGTTTGTATGCATCGTCTCTATAAGACCCTGGGAATTTTTTTGCAGTGTCGGAGTCTGAAAATAGATACCTATAATAGTTTGCCCAAATGCTTTTTACAATATCAGAACTATCATCGTGGAATGATATGTTTACTGGCATGTAGTCAATGCCAGTTGGTACTATTTTTTTTCTATTATATTGATTTACAGTTTCTGTTTTAATAGTAAACTTAGGTAAGTCTACTTTTTTAACCATCATGTTAAATTCGTTTTGATGTCTGCTAGTAAGATATCTTTCCGTTAATGCTGAATTATTAATTACAAAACTAACGTAAAATAAGTGCTTATTTTTAGGTACAAGGCGAAAGTTATCGTCCGTAAAAAGACGATTGCCGTGTTGTGCCGTGCGTAGATTTGTTGTAGGATCTACTTGAGTAACGTATGCAGAATTTTTTTGTACCATAAAAATATTTATCGATTTAAATTATCTACGCACTTTATATAAAGTCAAAAAAAAGCTGCCGAAGCAGCTTTTTTCTTATTGCTATTAGCCCGTAGCCATTGTGCCTGTACCTCTTGGTACTACTGCGCTACCTACTGCACCGTTAGTTGTTTGGGCAGCAGCATCATATTTGATACTGCATGTTAGTGTAACTTCAGCATTTTCAGAATAACTTAAATTTTGATAATTTACGTTTTCTAAGTAGCATCCGTAGCATTCCCATGTTTCTAATACATTAGGACCACTTGCTGATCCAGCTGCGCCGTTACCGCCGTCAAGGATTTCAATTCTTGTTGTAAATTTAAAATCGCCGCCGCTGGCTGCACTAGCTTGTTCAAAGAAATCAAACTGTCTTTGTAATTGAGTACCTACTAACTTAGTGGCACCACCTTGTACATCGTCTCTAAGAGTTAGTGTTAACGCAGTCCATGTGTGCTTACCTGGAAGGTAAATACGGCTGTTGTAAACGTCTAATGTAATAGGTTCAAACGCAATAGTTGGTCGTGTAACATCTTTTACTTGTTTAGTGATTTCTGTTGGAGGAGCATCAGTTGCTCCAAAGTTAATTAATACCACTCTAAATCTGTACTTTAGTTTTGGCATTAACATACCTTGAGTAGCATTACTTTGATTGCTAGCTAAAGGTACTGTAAATTTGTTTAGTGTTGAAATTGCCATTTATATTCTCCTGAATTTTAGCCCAACGCTGCGATTTCACCAGTATTCTTTAAGCGTAGTGGAATGTAAATAAATTCTACTGACTTAACTGGCTCAATGGCAATATCCACATATAGTTCGTTGCGGTCAATTCTACTTGGAGTATTATTTGACTCATCGCAAACTACAATATAGTCGTACAATGCACGTTGTCCAACTAATTCTAACATTAGACTTTCAACTGCACCTTTAACTTGATCTCTAGTGATCTTATCATTAGGCTCAAACAAGTAAGGTTTAGCTAGTGCATTTAATTGTCTACGTAAGTAAACAACTAAACGTGCAACGTTGATACGATCTAATGCACTTGCGTTTCTAGCACGAGTATACTGTCCAAATGCAACTAAACCGCTTCCTGTTAAGAAAGTAATTGGGTTAGTTTTTACACTTGCTAGTGTATCTCTTTGACCTTCGTTAAGAGCAACACTTCTGAACTCGCCTTCTGCGTCAATATAACCAACTGCTGTTGCGTTAGTAATACCGCCACGACGTGTTCCAGCCGGAGCAAACCATGGATAAGCAACTTGGTCATTTAATGCAATAGTGCGTAGCATCATGTGGCTTGGCGGAACAACAACATTGTTACCAGCATTGTCACTTGTAAAGCCCCAAGGATAATACATACCCATGTACTCGTCAAAGCTAACTGCACCGTCGTCATTGTCTTCAACTGCTAGACGCACATTGTTACCCCAGTTGCTTAAACTTGTAGCATCTGGAGTTAAACGTGCTGGAGTATCTGCTACAACAAACGCTGTTAGACCGCGATCATAATTCAAGCTAACCATCTCGCCAATTAGCTCAGGATAACCTGGGCAAGCAATTAAGTTAAAGATTCTTGAATCTTCGTCTCTAATTTGTTGATTACTGTTTACTGTGGCCTGTAGTGATTGAACTACTACTTTACGTTGTGCTGCACGACCAAATGTTCCTGAGCCGTCTGTCTGGTTGCCAGACTCTGTTACCCAACGATGTGGATAGTAAGTAGACATGTTCTCAGTGTTGAATCTATCGTTTTCAGCAGTTGTATCAATTGCGTTACGTACAAATTTCTTAACGTTAAATCCTGAACGACGTAGATTCCATAGCAACATACCTTTTGGATATAGTGCTGGATCTGGACAATCTGGATCAACAAAGTTTGTATCTAGTAGATCTATAATAAGTGCGGCAGTGTCACTGTTTGCACCGTTTGAACCATATCGTGCATCTGCAAATAAGATTCCTTCTTCTGTACTCTGATCTGCTTTATTAACTAATATCCACTTTAGTAAAGAACCGTTGTACTTATAAATTGTTGGATAGTTTTCTAAGTCACTAGTGTCGATCCATAAATCACCATTGCGTAGTGCAGTACCGTCGCTTTGTAATGTTGGTTCTGTTGCAGCTACAATAGGACCTTCTGGATCTGTTTTGTCAGTGGCAGATGCTGCGTAGAATGGACTAGAATTTGTTTTATATCCAACCCAACGTGCGCCATCATGTACTAACATGTCAACTTCGTCGACGATGCTGTTGTACCATAAAGTGCCGTCTGCATTTAAAGAACTTGGCGCTGTTGGACCAGCAGTATATACTAGTGGTTCCCATAACGAAATTAGATAATCACTTGTTACATCACCGCTAGGAGAAATATAAAGATTATCAATTGTAGTATCAAATCCTGCAGCACTGATTGGGGTTCCGTTGCCGTCGTTTAGTCTGATATCGCCGCCTGTGTTGTGTTTAATAGTAACTCTATTTTGTGTATCAACAGATGCTTCAACATTTTGAAATCCTGCAGCGTTAATGGCATTAGCCATTAAATCTGCATCATCTGTAGCACCTGTTGCATTAAAGCTAACATTAACAGCAGCCAATAACGTAGCAGAACCTGGATCACTTTCTTGAACAGTAAAGCTATACGGTCCGGCACTGAATGTAGTGCTCTTAATTTGAGTTTTACCAACTACTGTAGTAGCACCGGCTGCTGCTCTTCTAAAGATTTTAAAATTACCAACTCTTGGAGTTGGGTCTGTGCCGTCGGTTTCGTTGTAGTTGTACTGAACATACAATGTACCTGTTGCAAGATTTAATCCGCCACCTGTACGATCTAAACCGTATAGTGCCGAGTGATTGGATCCGTATAACGGAGCACTAATATTCTCAAATGCTGTTGTTTCAGAGTTGTAACGCTTTACTCTAAATCTTGCACCTAAGTTAGGCTCAGTAGCTTTGATCCATACAGAACCAGTAGGACGAGGAAAACTATCAACTAATTTAAAATCTGGAATTTGTGTATGTGGCTGAATAACTAAACGTGGTGCAAAATAATCATCAGCAGTAATTCCTAATGCTGTTAGCAAACCAACTGTTCCTGATACAGATAACATTGTACTTTGTGAGCTGTCAGTTGTTTCATTTCCCACAGTTCCGTTGGAATAGATTTCTAATTTACTGTTAATAACACCTGCTGTAATCCCTACGTTAGTAAGTGTAGTGTTACCGTTAATTTGTGCAGCAAGCGCAGTAACAGTGGTTCCACTTAGTGTTAAAGTAACAGAAGCACTGTTAGATGCTAGTGTCAATGTATGCCCGTTTGTTAGCAATGGATTGCTGTTAGTACCGGCGACGATTGGCCAAGATCTAGACCAGTCATTACTGCCTACTTGAACCCAAGTACCACTACGATTTTTATACCAAACAGTGTTAGGGTGATTTACAGTTAATACTGGGTCTTGTTGACTAGCATCTCTTACAACTACAACTGCATAGTCGCCGATTACACCAACTGAGCCTTTTGGTGCTCCATTGGCCACTGCTACTTTTGATGAGTCGCTAATAACTAGAGGAATCTTATTTGTAAATGTCTGGCCAGTTAGGGTTGTTGTACTAACTGAGCTGCCGTTCCATTCAAAAATACCAAAATTAGTATTTGCAGTATCGAACCAATAAGTACCGTTTGCAGGATTTGCTGCTGGAGCATCTGCACTGGCTGATAGTTCTTCTAAGTCAACAGCGGCACGTACAACATAAGCACGATTGCTAACACCTAGTAAACTGTAGGCTGTTTGCAATCCGTATTCATTTTGTTCGCCTGCATGTATTGGGTTGTTGTTTGAATCCGTTTTAAATACTGGATCCCCGAATGTGTCAACTAAGTCTTTCTGACTTGTCATTAGATAAACAGTGCCAGCATTGGCCGCTGTTGTTCCTGGGGCAGTGCCGGTACCTGCTCCGTTTGTTTTGTTTTCTGCCGTAGCTACAATTATTAAAGGAACTGTGCCCGGCTCGGCAGGAGTGTAAAAACTTTCGTCGGTTACACTTACTTGTACGCCTGGTGAACTTAATGCCATCTTGGAATCTCCTAAGGTTTTT